ATCGCCGCCAAGTAGCCGCGCCAAGTCATATTCATTCAGGGTATTTTCTAACTGCTTACCGTACACCCGCCGAAATTCGGCGTCTGGGTTGTCAGTTAGCAGGGCTTGTATTACTGCCTGGTGAGGCCGCAAAGTAGCCGGATTGCCCTTTTGGTCTTTAATATAATTCCACTTTACCCAATTAGATGCCGGGTTGCCGGTTATCAGTATCTTAGGCTCCGCTACTCTTAGCCGGTCCAGGCGGTAGCGGATACGGCTGGAAAAGATTTGGAATGCCTTTTCGGTGATCTCTGTAACCTCATCAATGAAGGCATCGGTAATTTCGAGAGAACCCAGGCTTTTAAAATCCGGGTCGGAGGGGTATTCAAACAGGTCAATGCAAATAATCTCCGAACCGTTTGAAAATTTGTAGATGTTACTTTGCGCATCGAAGTGCATGGTAACGCCCGCCGGGTTAAACTGCCCGTACTCATCCCAAATGTCATTAAACGTTTTTAGGGTGGTGCGTTTTAGGTTCTTTAACTCGCTCCTCCCGATTGCGCCCCGCGTTCCGGGATACGCCACCCGGCGGAAGATTTGCCACAAACAACCAAACCACGACTTGCCACCGCCTGCGGCACCGCCATACAGCACTTCGGTAACCGTCGGCGAATGTTCTAACAGTTTCCAGGCGATGCGCTGTTTTGCGGATAGCGCCGTTTTGGCAATGTCATTCGGTGTCACTCCCATCTACGTCGATAACCCAGGTTTTAATGTTTATTGGCCCCTTGTCCGGGCCGCTATGCTCAACGGCTTGTTTTGGCTTGCCGTAGGCACGATCTAAAACGGCTATTTGAGCCTGAACATTTCCTTTCTTCGCGGTTTCAATCAACTTCTTTAGTACCTCTTTGGCCTCGTTTTTCGCGTCCGGGTCGTCCGGGTCGCTGCCCAAAACTTCGGCAAGCAAGATGTCCAGGTCAGGCAGTTTTTTAGGCCGCCCGCCGTTAGGTAGTGGCGGGTCGCCCTTTTCTTGCGCCATCAAGGTGCCGCCGTTTCTGCCTTTTCTTTTAACTGCCATTTACACAGTTTTTACACAGTTTGCCCCTCGGCTTTCGCAACCTTCAGCGGGTCGTACTCAAAGAAGTTAGATTCAAAGTCGAACAGACTGGTTACAATCGTTTTGGGCGCGCCTGAATTGCCGCCCGCCAATTCCAGCGTGAGGATGTCGTTTTTGTCATCGTGCGGGATACCCTGCCGGTGCGCGCCGCTTGGGGCGTGATAAACGACTTTGTAGACACCTTCTAAAAGGCGGTGTTTGTAAATGGGTTTTGCTTTCGGTTGTGGTCGTGCCATGTTATTTGCTGTTATCTATTACCTGGCTCAATCCCCATGCGAGCAATACGAAAATAAGGAGCAGGTAAAGCATATTTACTTTTTGAATTTGTGGCCGTACTTCCACACGAACCCGGCGCAAAGCAGGCCAAACATTACAATCATTACTATTCCGGTTGTGGTACTCATACGGAAAAAACCGGGCCTATGTGCGTTCCGGTGCCACAAATGTAACGGATTATTTGGAAAAACAAAAACCCGGCTGCCGCAGGCGGGGCGGCGGGGAGTACAATGATTTCGGTCATGGTGTTAGATTTTTTCGATTAACACTTGGGTGAACCATTGCAAAAACTCGTCGGTACTGCGCGCTTCGAAATACAATCCTTTGGCGCGCTCTATTTCAAACTTGCGATGTAATTGCTCCTGGCTGATTTTATCGCGGCCCGCCTTAACTTCGATCCCAGCGAACCGGCCCCGCAAAACGGCGAAGATGTCAGGCAGGCCTGGTTCGGTATTGGCTTTGCGGAATATCTGCTTTGCCTCATCCCATATCCCGGTATTGTTCACCCGGTAGGCAACGCAGCCGGGCTGCATATTGATTGCCCGGATAATGTTCGCCGTCATACGGTTGGCGGTTTCGCCTTTCGGCCTGGTTGCGGCTTTCTTGTCCAGGCGTTTGCTTTGCAGGGTGGTTAGTTCGGCAGATGTCCAGCGTGCCATATCATTACTGGTTTGCGTCAAAAAATGCTTTTGAAAAACCTTTTGGGGTTGCGCTTCTGGCATTTGCCCTGTCTTTGTACGGGCCTTTTAATCCCAGGAAGGCATCTAAACTGTCTATGCCGGATTGCCGCCGATGCTCTTTTTTGGGCAGGCTGAATTTTCGGACAAGGAACGGGTTAAACTCTCCGTACAAAACCGTGTACTTGGTGTATGCGTCGCCAAACTCGAACGGCTGAAACGACAACAAGCGGTATTTTTTTAGTTCAGGCACTTGCTTGTCAATTCTGCCGGCAGGGTTTTCAAAAAACCAGAATTTTAACCCTGGCCGGAAATAGTCAACTATTTCGAGCGCCTTACGGGTAAGTGTATTGTAGTACGCCGTTTCTCCGCTTGCGTCTTTTTGCGCCCAAAAGGTATTTCCTGCTTTTGTGTATGCTGTACACGGCGGGAACGCAATAATTCCCCTGAAATAATCCGGCGGATATTGCCGGTAGTCCCATTCCAGAATGTCAATACCGGCCTGAATGTCTACTTGTACCACATTCCACCCGGCCTCCCGGTACGGCTGCGAACCGTTGCCGGTTATCTCAAAAAGCGCCAAAAGGTTTTTCATGCCGTCTCGCTTTGCATTATCACATCTTCCGTGATAACGGATTTTAAAATAATGTTTTCAACGACGCGCCCGTTCATGGCGTCGCTGCGGCCTTGTTGGTAGGCTTGCTCCAGGGCAGAGCGTACAAACTGCCGGTTGTGGTCGGAAAATCCGGCGTCTAACATTCGCTGCATTTGGCGGCGCATATGGTTTTCGATTAGGCGGTCGGTGTGGATGATGGTTAGCATATCAAAATGGTGCGTCATACCCGCCCCTCGGAACCGGCGATGTGGCCGGGCCGGGTTGGGATTGGTTAGGAAATTGTGTGGAACCCGAAAATAAATCCTCATCGTAAAACCCAAACACCTCGTTAAACCGGCATTTAACCAAACCCGGCCCGCTATCCCGGCCTTTAGCCCGGTAGATGTCGGCGTAGTTTTCAGGATAAGGCAGTGCATTTTCATCGTTTTCGATCTGGTAATACCCTGGCCGGTAAAGCAACAAAACCGTGCTGGCGTCCTGTTCAATATCGCCACTCCCCCGGATGTCTGCCATAGATGGCCGTTTGTCGGCGCTCTTTTCGGCTTCGCGGTTTATCTGTGCCAAAACGATGATCGGAATTTTCAGGTCGTTGGCAAGTTGCCGAAGTTCGGCGCTTATTTCGGCTAATTCGTCAACCCGGTTGCCTCGGAAACTGCCCTCCCGGATTTTCTGCAAATAGTCCACCACTGCCAGTTGGCAGCCGCGCTCGTAGTAATCGCGCCGGATCGTATTCAGTACGGCGTTTAGGTTGCGCTGCGGTGTGTAAGATTCGATGTTGCACTTTTTTACCCATTCCCAACCTTCCATCATTTTGCCGACTTGCACCTGAGTAATGCCGGGGTATTGCGGTTGCCATTTTACGCCGGTGTGCATTTGCCAAATTCGGCGCTGTACGTTCTTCGGCGTGTTTTCCAGGTTGATATAACAGGATGGTACATTATCTTTCGCGCATTGGTAGTTGCAGTTCAGGGCGAAGTAACTTTTCCCCATCCCGGTACGGGCCGCGACTACTGCATACTCTCCCGGCTCAAAGTAGGGTATTGATTGCCGCAATGATTCCAGCGGCGGGCGAACCGCGTACACGGTAGGCTTGCAGTCAATCGCGTTAATCAGTTCCCGCTCAAAATCGCCCTTGCCGTCATTGATAATAACTTTTGCGGTTAACCCTTTTTCCTTCCTGAACTTGTCGGTATTGATTCTAATTTCTTCGCTGCTGCTGCCGTTGCCTATTTGCGCCCGTACCAGGTCGGCGGCTTGTATCTCTACCCATTGGCCGTATATGTGTTCAAACATCGCCCATGCGGTCATGGTGTCCAGTTCGCTGTCTGCCTGCGCCCAATTAAGCAGGGCTGTTACATCCTGGCCCGTTGCCATGCTTATACTCTGCGGCGAATAGTGGCCGGTAGCGCGGAATTGCTTTTGTGCTTCTGCCAGCACTTCACCGAAATAATCGCCGCCGCACATAGCCGGGGTTAAATGCTCATCAATCGCCCGGAAGTTATACGGCTCCCCTAATACCCGGCAGGCGAGCGATTGTAACGCCCTTTGGTATTTGTCGAACACTTCGGTTTGTCCGATTACCGGGTTTTGTGTGTATGGTTTAAACGGCGCTCCCATTTTCGATAAGTTGTTGCAGTTCTTTAATTCGGGCTTCCGTTGCTTTTACTTCGGCCTCCCATTTCGGCATGATTCGCGCCCAGGCGGCGGCTTGTAGGCTGTTTAGTTGGTTGAGGTAGGCAATGATGCGCCGTAGTTCTGGGTGGTGTTTGGCGTGTATGGCGTGAAACATTAGCGGGGCGAAGTCCAAGAATTGCGGCGATACGCCGCGCATCAAAACCAGTTCGTCGTCTGTCAGCCGGTTAATGTCCAGGGTGAAGTTTTCTGTTTCGTTGCGGTATGCGGCCAAAACAAACATCCAGTAGTCCGCTTTAGCGATGTCGGAAATATGTTTAGGCTCCATAAGTAGGTATGTTTTTAGGTAGGCTTTGGCGGGTGGGCGTTGCTGCCGGTTGCTGGGCGGTGCGCTTCATCATCGGCTCCTCCTTAATCCATCGGCGAAGCCGGGCGTTTATCTTGCCAAACGTGCGTTTGTTCCATCCTTCGCCAATTGCCCAATCGCAAAAATTAGAAACAACCTCTTTCGTTTTTTCGGCGGGCCAATTTGCCGCCGGGGTGCCGTCTTTTAATGCCGACCATTCGTTCGGAAGTTGGCGGTATAGTTCGCGCAACTCGTTTTCAAGTTCCATCGGCGTGCCTGCTTTTGGCAGGTCGTTCCATCCGATACTTGGAAGAGGGGCCGCGCGGAATTGGGGTGATGGCCTTTGGTCTGATTCGGTATTTAAGGGGGAGCAATTTTCACTTATGGC